TATACATTCTTTTTGCTTGATTGTCTATAAGGACATCCTCCAGTAGATAGCTTAACTGGTGGGACTTGAGGATTAGGGCCTCTCTTAGGTGGGGGGCCTGAAGCTACCCCTCCTCCTAAATTTTTCTTTTTAATAGGTCTAAATTTTTGTAAAGCTAAAGATACTGCTGAATCGTGAGTCATATCTACTTGAAGATCTTTTACTTCATCTACAAATTTTTTTTGAGTCTCTCTTGTAGCATTAGGTAAATATTTTTTTCCAATATCAAATGCAGTTTTTGCTGCTTTAATATATTTAAAAGGATTGCCCATTATTGTTTTCTCTGTCTAGCTAACATTTGTTGATTAGCTATTTGGGTTTGTAACTTTTCCTCATCAAAATCTAATCTGTCTTCAAACTGAGCTTGTTGCTGGTCTAATTTTTCTGCTTCTTTTTGTGCTCTCATTTGAATATCCATAGCTTTTAGATCTAACTCTCTTTGTTTTAATTGCACTAAAGGATCAGGTTGCTGTGAACCCATTTCCTCTTGGATTAATTGAGTTGTTAATATATTTATTCTCTTTGCTATTTGAGAAGCAGCCATAGCCATAAATTGCTCTGGATTTTGTTGCTCTAACATAGCCATTTGAGGATCTTCTCTCATTACTTGCATAATTTCTATTGTTGCCATTTGAGAAATGTGTTCTGATATGTGTCCTTGAAATAAAGCGTACACTTGAGGATTAATCTGAACCATTCTGCTCTTCATAAATGTTTTATGAGCTTCAATGTGTGCCATATGGTCTTGTTCAGGAAAAGCTTTTGGTAATTTCATCTGTAAACCTTCCATATTTTCAATTGCAGGGTCTTTTGGTTGAGGTTCAGGTGGTTTAACTAATAAATCATCAATTTGTTTTGTACCTAATGCAGTATAAATACGTCTGTAAGCTTCATAAATGTTGTGAATGCCAGGATTTGTCTGTGCAATTTGTAATTGCGTCTGTGCTAACGTCACTCTTTGTGACATTGAGAAAATATTTGGATCTGCAACAGGTAAAACATCTACTCTGTCATCAAAATCTACCTGTTTAATTGTTCTTTCACCACCATAAACGTCATATGGATACACTGGAGGTAAATATTCAGCAATAACTCGTGATAAAATCTTAAATTCTTGTTTCATTGAGTAATATAATCGCTTATGAATAGCTGACATTACTCTTGCACCTCTTTCTAAGAGTGCAATTGTTGTTCCAACAGCTCTATTTTGTGCATCTTCACCTGTTTGCATATCTGCAATACCTGCAAATCGCTTACCTGCATCAACACAGAAGCCTAAAAGTTGAAATAAAGTTGCTGAAGGCTCTTTAAAAGGTAATAATTGGAACTGATCTCTAATATTTCCTCCTGGTGCATCAACATCTCTGAACTCTCCAGGTTGAATTGGTTGGTCGTCATCTCTAATTCTCATACCTCTAGCTTTAAATCCTGCTGGTAAGTTAGCTAAAGTACCTGCATCAAGTAGTTGTCTTAGTGCAGAAGTTGCTGCAGTAGATAAACCACCGATCATATGTATTAATCCGAAGCCATAAAAACCTAGTCCTGGTAAAAATTTATAGTGTACAAAGTAATTTATTTTTTTATATGTAGTATCTTCTTCTCTATAGTTACGAATAATTCTTAAAATCTCTCCAGAGTTTTCATCTAATGTAACAATGTATGGTATTTTAATTCCTTCTTCTGAGTCTTCTATATCTAAATCAATATGCATCTCTAGAATAAGTCTTTCATCTGTAGCTTCAGATGGTTTTGAAGTTCCTTCAAGTCTATTATATTGGTTTTGAATATCTGTTTGCTTATTTTCAGGTTCATCTAATTCAATGTCTCTGTAAATTCCTGCGACTTGATTTTTTCTAACTTGATTGTCTGACATTCTCATTACGTAAGTTACTCTTTCACAATCAGATAAGTTAGATGCATAATATGGAACGACTAAATCTTCAGCAGGTACAAATTTAGAAACTGCTCTATCCATTACTGCATCATAATTAATTTTCTTAAATGCTGATCCAGCTAGTGGAAGCATAAATAATAATTGATCAAACTCAGGAGTATATTCTTCCATTTTCTCTATAAGCATATAGTTCATAAACTCTTTAACTCGTTCAGCTTGGTCTTCTCTTTCAGGATTTCTAATACCAACGATTTGAGTTCTTACAGGGCCATCTGCAGGTAATAGTTCTTTATAAGCTTGTGCTTGGAATTGTGTTACCGCTTCAGCTAACAAAGGATGTGTAACTCCTGATGCTCCTGTAAATGGTTTTGATTGTTGTGTATATTTAAATCCTAGTAGGTCTAAACCTTTAACGTAAGTTTGTTCCCAATCTTTTCTAGTCTCTTTATCGTTTTTGTAATCAGAAATAAGTTGATTAGATAAATCTTTTAATTCTCTTTCATCCATCTCCTCTGCTAGATTCTTGTAAAAATCTTCAGGAGCTGCTTCTTCAACAATAGGTTCTTCACCCTCAACAATAACTTCAGGAGCCTCTTTATCAGTGACTGCTAAATCTTCTTGCTCTTGTAATGAAATTTGTTCTTCTGCCATTTTAGTAGTGTATCAAATAAATTGTTGTTTATAAAGGCTTAAAGATATTTTCAATCAAACCACCTTTAGATTTATATAGTTTCATAGGTTTATTTACCATATCTGGTGAAATTCGCAAGCCAAACATATTAAGGTAATTATTAGGATCTTCTGCAGCTATATATTCAACTCTTCCGCCTAAACCTCTTGCAGCTTTTTCTGCTTCTTCTTTTGTAAAATACGCTCCTCTATGAACATCGTTTGAAAAAATCTCTACTGCAGCTCCTCTGTTATCTGTTGTTGTATCGTATCTAGCTACATTAGATTCAACAACAACTTTATAAGGCTTTTTAGGATCAGATTTACTAACCTGAATTATCTTAGCTTCTGTTTTGTACTGTTTAGCTAATTTTCTCATAAGTTCAGGTATAACCGCTTCACCTTTTTTAAATGCTCCCGCACCATTAGAAAAACCATATGCGATTTGATTTCCAAGTACCGCTCCATTACCTCTTTCTAAGTATTCTACTGGAACTACTGACACCCATTGAGCACCATCATCTGCACCTTCTTTAATAACCGTCTTAAGTGCAAGATCTGTATAATTTTTATTATTATAAAAAGGTAAGTAAGAAGTTAATTCCTTTTCAGGTAATATGTCTAAGCCTTTTTTAATCATTGATCTTTGTGATTTTAAATTATTAAATGCTTTGTGCATTTCAAATAATTCATCATCAGTTGCATAGATTCCTTTTTTTATAACTCTATCAATAATATCTCTTTGCGTTTGTAATCCCTTGTCTCCTAATAATAAAACAGCTTCTCCCTCTCTACCATAAGGATTAACTCTAGCTTTACCTGTTTTAACATAGTCAGCTACCTTTTGTTGTATATCTGCTTGGATCTCATTAATCGAAATAACTTTTTGCCCTTGGGGTGTATATCTGGTACCATACATAGCGTGTACTATGGGGTACTTACCAAATCTATGACTTCTATTTAATACATCATTATCATTAATTGTCTTAGGAGTATCTTTAAATTTCCAAACAAACTCTCCTGGATTATCTTCTCCTCTAAGTCTATACGTACCATATTCAGAACTCGTAGCGTGCACTGGTAATTTAGTTCTAGTCACCGCTGTCATTATGTCTTCACTAGCACCGTTAAGTGTTCTAATGGCATTATTAACAATAGCTTGATCTTGTGGATCTGTAAGTTGAGTTAAAGTGCTTCTTAATCTATTTCTTATCGTAAAAGCAGCATCTTTAATGCTTTCACGTGAACCTCCTTCAGAAAGCGTTCGTATACTATTTTCAAAATTATTAAGGCTTGTTCTTAATCCTCCAAGTGCTTGATCCATTACTGGAAATCCTGATTGATCTTTGTATTTAGTCTCTAATACTTTCATTACTTTCTCTACGTCAGTTTTAATCGCTGCGGCACTTGTATTTAAACCTGATGGTGTTTTAAATTTTAAAAGTTCTAATTCATTAAATGGATTTTTATATACTTGTCTCATTAACAAGTTCTTATCTACTTCCATATTTAATAACTGAGCTCGTTTTAATAAACCGCCTACTAATCCTCCTGACTTATCAAAAGCTGCTATGTTGGAATCAAATAATTCTTCTGTATCGATAGACGCTGATCGTCCATCATTGTATCTAACGTTTTGTTTTGATTTAAAATATTTAAGCCAATCATCTACCGA